AATGACTGAGGCTAGTACAAGCTCTACATTATAAGTATTGGGGGCATACAAGTTACGGGGACAGACTTAGGAATAAACTCAATACCAATTAAGGTGTCTGTAAGAAATAATGTATTAGAGCTTAATGATAATGGACTTAGCTTTAACTACGGTATGGCTATACGTTCAGTTGATAATGTAGAAATAAACTGCTCTGGTAATAGGTTAGAGGGTGACTATTTAGGGGAATACTTTTCAGAGAGCGCTAACGGCGTTACACCGATTGATACGCTGACCGGGCATTTAGTTTTACCAACATCTGGATTATATTATCTAAACAGTGCAGATGCCTATGCACAGACTACATCAGGAAGAGAGTCGCCACTATACGGGACAAATCAATCTGTATTTTGGGATGGGCGATCATCAGATGTATATGCCTCTAACGCAGCGAGAAATGTAACAGGAGATACTACGCCTAATGTTGATAAAGGAATGTACTTTTACACACAGAATACGGGAGCTGTATCTATAAATGACTTTGATACAACCGATAACCTTTCTTTTAGAGAAGTAAATATAGTAATCCATGACGAAAATACAACCATTAGTCCAAAAAATAAATCTCATGGGGTTAGCTGGTAGTGTGAACTTCACACCTACGACTAGGTCAAGCATAACGCTAATGAAGTCTGTAACAGAGTTAGGGGCAACTTTTTGGATGGAAAAATCGAGAACTGTAATATGAGTAAGTTTCAAGTAACTCCATCGTTAATCGTAAGGGCAAGTAACTATAAATAAAAAGAATATAAAGATGACAAAGAAAACAGCAACCGAAGGAGAGCTTAATGCTCTACATGGTACTGTAGCTAAAGTGCTTGTAACTCAGTTAGAGGCACACGAGATGATTGACGTAGACGGGGTACAAGTAGAAATCTCTACGGTAACCCACGCTATGGTCGCTAAAGCAATAAAATTCTTGAAAGACAACAACATCACAACTACAATAGATACCGACGAGAACCTAACTTCACTAAAAGAAGTACTCGACAAGAAACGCAAACGGGGTAGTCTACATCTGATACCTGCCAAACAAGCAGCCTCGGAGGAATAATGAAGCACACCCTAACCATCCTATTAGTAGCAACTATAACAAGCTGCTCCTTTGTAGCCGATATGGTTAAGGACGCAGTACTACCTGACAAAGGTGGCATTGACGTAGATGCTCAAATAGGCAGCAACGAAAACAAAGTTCAGACAGGCTTAGGCTCACTGGGCAACAAATCAACTAACACAATCAGTGTGGAGGATAGCAAAGAAGCCACAGTACATAACAGTGACGGACGCTACCACTTGCAAACTGAAGGAGAGACAACAGTAAATGTCTACGAAACCAATAGGTGGCTCTTTGCGATATTTGGGATTTACATTATCGGAAAACCTGCTCTCAGATGGTTCTGGAACAGAAAAAAGAGACTCCACCCACATGAGTACATTACTTATACTTCTGTTTCTCCTAATGCTAGTGGCAATAGAACACAGGATGACTGAAGACCACATAGTAAAAGTAACTCCGATTGAAGAACGATACTCCTTTGCATCAGCAGAAGAGTGCCAATCTAAATTAAAAGAAATCAAAGCAACCACAAACATAACGACAGGACTAAGGTGCGTACCCGATGGGAATAGTAACTAGTGCAGCAATGTGTCTTGCACTCAACATATATAATGAAGCCCGTGGCGAATCCCTAGCAGGACAGTATGCAGTAGCACACGTAGTAATGAACCGTGTAGCAGCTCCTAACTGGAAGAACACAGTATGTGCGGTAGTATACCAACATGCTCAATTCTCTTGGACACTCAAACGCTTTACAGTAAACGACGAGGACTCATTAAACCTCGCAATCAAAGTAGCCGTAGATGTAATAGACGGAAACTACACAACAGAACTAACATGTGCAGACCACTACTATAATCCAAATGTAGTAAACCCTAACTGGGCAACCAACATGAAACTGGATTCAGTAATTGGCAGCCACAGATTCTTATGTTCGGAGGACTAAGATGAACACAGCAGTCCCCGGATATTCAGTCATCAAAGTAGACGGTGAGGATTTAACAATCCCTACCGAAGAATACTATGATGGTATGGAAGAAGAACTCGAACACGAGAAACAATGGTCAGCTATTCAAAACAACCGGAAAGACATACCAGAAATACAACAGCAAGCAGTTAAACGCTGGGCTGACTTAGAAGCACTCCGTGAACATAACGCAGAATTCACAGACTTCTTATATGACGCAATGACTGAACTAATGGGATTCCAATGTACTGACATACAGTTAGACATCGGTGAGTTCTTACAGAATTCTCCCAAGTATTCTATGGTACAGGCACAACGTAGTCAAGCTAAGTCAACCATCGTAGCAATATTCGCAGTATGGAATCTTATACATAACACTAAATCTCGTACCCTGATTATATCAGCGGGTGCAGACGTAGCTATGGAGATTGCTAACTGGGTGATTCAGATTATTATGAACTGGGATATACTAGTATGTATGAGACCAGACAGACAGCATGGTGACAGAGCGAGTGCTAAAGCATTCGACATTCACTGGCAGCTCAAAGGTGTAGAGAAATCTCCATCAGTAGCCTGTATTGGTGTAACAGCTAACATGCAGGGTAGGCGTGCAGACATATTAATTCCTGATGACATCGAGTCATCTAAGAATGGTCTAACCGAAACTCAACGTCAAAACCTGATTCATTTATCAAAAGACTTTACCTCTATTTGTCAGAACGGCAGAATTATCTATCTGGGTACTCCTCAGACTAATGATTCTATTTACAACACACTTCCCGGACGTGGCTTCACTCTAAGGATTTGGACAGATAGATACCCAACGAAAGAACAAGAAGCACATTACGGAGACCATCTAGCCCCATACATCCGACAGAAGATGGAGGCAGACCCAACACTAAGGACAGGTGGTGGGCTATCTGGCACAGATGGTAAACCTACAGACCCTATATTACTCCCAGAAGAATTACTAGTATCTAAGGAACTCGACCAAGGGCAAGCGTACTTTCAGTTACAGCACATGTTGAATACAGAGCTGTCTGACTTAGGACGATACCCTCTGAAAACGAGAGACCTTATAGTAATGGCACTTGATATGGAACAAGCACCCGGAGTTATTAACTGGATGCCTGACCCACAAAAGCGCGTTAAGACGCTTTATCAAGGCGCACAGCCTGAATTATATCACCCGCACTCCATAGGAGACGACCTCTACCCCTACGAAAGCAAATACGTTTACGTAGACACAGCAGGCGGTGGTATGAACGGAGACGAAACAGTAGCATGGGCTATTAACTTCTTACACGGATACTTATTCGGTATGGAGATGAAAGCATTTCCCGGTGGCTACAATATGGAGGTCTACAATGGACTATCCGAATTCGTATGGAAACACAAACCTAATGAGATTGGCGTGGAGAAGAATCACGGTTATGGTGCATTAGCACAGAACTGGCGACCAGTACTTCTTGACTATTACAAAGAGAAGACCGGAGAAGCACACTCACCAAAAATCATAGATGATTGGGTAAGCACACAGAAAGAACTACGTATCATTGATACACTAGAACCTATGTTAGGCAGACACAGAATCGTTATTAACGAAGATGTATTCACCTATGACGCGAACTCAGTACAGCAGTACCCGATTGACCAACGACAGACTTACTTACTTGTACATCAAATAAACAAACTGACCCGTGACCACGGAGCATTAATACATGATGACAGAATAGATAGCTTTGCAGGTGGCGCAAGACGGTTCGTAAGCAGACTAGCAGTAGATGAATCACTGAGAGTCCAACAGAAGATGTCAAGCGAAAACATGAGACTCATGGCTGAATGGTCAGACGAGTTCAAACAGACCACAACCGGAGGCTTAGGAAATATACTCCAACGCAGAGGTAGTGTAACCAACAGACAAATTAGAAGGAGAAAACGATAGTGCCTGACTTCAAGCACATAGATACGATTGACCTCCCTTCCGACCCAAATGGTGCGTTAGGTAGGACACGTACAGAGATAATGCGAGCTTATAACAAGAACCGCATGTCTCTAACCAACATGGAATTACTACACGACACCCTCGTACATGTACTCCGTGAAATAAACGAAGGTTTCCGAAGGGAAGTACTAAGCAAAGAACAAGTACGCGCCTCAAAGAACCAAGAAACAATCAATCGAGCTATACCAGAAGAAAAGGTAGCACTCGTCAAACCAAAACGTAAACGCGCAGCAAAGCGCACACCTAAAGGAAGTAAATAACAATGGCTTTATCACCAACACCAGTAACACTCGAAGACATCATCTCTGACGCAGCAGTAATCAACTTATTCAATGATGGCATCGAAACTCAGTCAGCTTCTCCACGCACAAAAGGCGTTGAAGAAATTACTGTTAAAATAAAAGACGACCCACTAGCCACTGTCCTTCAGGCAGCTACTTGTGACGCTGATGTATTAAACACAGCAACAGACGCAACTTACAACTTCGAGACTCTAGGCTTAGCAGCCGGTGACTCTGTAATCGCAACCGTATCAGGCTTATCAGCCAACGTAGTATCTGTAACAGGCTCAGCAATCCTTATGGATGCCGACATCTGCCCACTAGGTACAGAAGCATTCACAGTTAAGAAAGCTACTTTCTGGACTCAGAAGAACTTCGGTGGCGAATGGCGACAGTCTGGTTCTAAAGACGGCACTAACAAGCAAGTAACTTACACATTACCTGTAACAACTGGTGACGTAGAAGTAAATCAGATTGTTCATGTATGGGACTTGGCTGACGCAGCTAACTACCCTGTATAATGGAAACAACTGCATTCGCAAATGGTGGCAGGAGTTCTCTTCAGAACTTCCGTCGCCTGTTAGCCAGAGCTGTCTCTGAATCAAGAGGTAACACAGCTAAAGTAAACTGGTTGAGCGCATTAATCGCAGTAGCAGTAATCGACGTAACAGCCGATGAACCACTGAGTCGTGCATCAACAGACACAGATTCAAAATCAAACAACACCCGACCAGACTTCGTAGCAGCTCTAACACGAGCATGTTCAGAAGCATCCATCTATGGCGGAGACTACAAGACGCAAGTAATTGCTGACTTAAATCTAGCTGATGGCGTTCTAACAGCCTAATGGTTGTTGAGGACATAGTACTACAGCATGAGTTCTGCTATGACCTCCGGGAAATGGCAGTAAGAACATATAATAGAGCAGTAACAGCAGGAGACATACCACAGTATAACGCTCTGGTAGCCCTCTTGTTGCTCATTAGAGACCATACTGTAGCAGGTACACCCTACGTAGTGGGTACAGGAGTCACAGGCTCACCATACCTACCTAGAGGCTTCACAGATGAATGCAGACGCATAGTCTACAGAAGTAATGCGATAGACGAACCATACCAAGTAGAGATAAAGGCTGACATAGCTGAAATCTACTCAGTAATCAATGTAGCAGCAGCCCCAGTATAAATTCGTATACGGGGACTTCAAGTCAACATACATTGACGTACCTACCATACACGAAGTCCCCACCTACGTACACAGGAGCAGCCACATGGGAAAATTTAAGCAAAGTATAATTGACACACCATTGGAGAACTATAATGCCAGTCAAGAAGAAGAAGAAACCAGAGGGTATGCTAGGAAAAGCTATCCGAGGATTAACGAAGAAGAATATCGCAACAGGTGCAACACCAATTCGGGCGAAAGCAAAGAAAAAACCGAAGCCAACCAAAACCGTAGTGAACAAGAATAAGAAGTCCACTATTAAGAAACTAACTACTTCAAAAGCAAAAGCAGAAGCTCAACGTAAAGCAATCCGTGAAAAGATAGCTAAGAAAGTGGCTGCCCGCAAGAAAAAGAAGTAACATACAGGTAATACCCTATGAATAATCCACATGAACAATTCAAGAGACGCGCACAAGCTAAACGAGACGCAACAGCTAAAGAGTACGCCCAGAATTCAGTACTTACAGTAGCAATACTAATTGTGATTGTACTATTCACACAACTATAAAGGACAATACACATGGCACTAGTAGGAAAAGACCATTTATACGACAAAGTTGAACTAGCTGGTGCTGGTGTAGACCCCGCAACGGGTACACTGACAACAGAAAGCAAAGTATCAGACTTAACCGACCAAGGAAGAATATTCCACATGTCATCTAAAGTGACTGGAATCCTTAACGAAGGTCTAGCGAGTATATTAATAATCACACCGCCTACAAAAGAACTGCATTTAATCAAAGTGCGTGCTAATGCTGGGCGTGGTGACATCGACATGCACGCATATGAAGACACCGACTCAACAGGTGGTGTACTCATACCAACACACTCTACAAACAGAACAATAGCAGCAACACCAGAGACACTAATCTATGGCGCACCAGTTATTACAACCCCCGGACTGGATTTACACAGCCTATGGCTACCACCTACCGGAACGGGTACTGGACAATCAGCCAATGGTGTAC